CCGCGATCTGCGCCGGCCCGTGTTCGGCCCCGCCACGCCGCAGGAATGGCAACAGCAGCAAGCCTACGCCATCAACGGCCCCTGGTCGCGGCATCGGGTGCAGGGCGGGCGCTTGCTGATGTTCCCGGTCCCGGTGGCGGGGCAACACTGCTATTTCGAGTACGCGACCAAGAACTGGTGCACCAATGCTGCGGGGGATGCCTCCTACAGCGCCTGGACGCACGATGACGATGTGCTGCTGCTGGACGCGGATCTGCTCATTCTGGGCACTATCTGGCGCTGGAAGAAGCACAAGGGCTTTGAGTATGCGGAAGACTTTGCCGACTACGAGCGCCAGGTGCTGGATGCCATGGCGCGCGATGGCGGCAAGCCGAACCTGAACATGACGGGTTCGACCTACGACATCCAGCCCGTGGTGATCGTGCCGTCTGGTAGTTGGAATCTCTGATGCGCACCGCGGCCAAGAGCAAGACCCGCAACCGTGGGCCGGTCAGCCTGTCCGCCAGCATTCCGGCGCCAGTTGGCGGGTGGAACGCCCGCGATTCGCTGGCCGAGATGCCGGCCGGGGACGCTGTCTCCTTGGTGAACTTCTTCCCGGCCACCACGGAGTGCGTGCTGCGCTTCGGATATTCGGAGCATGCAACCGGATTGCCCGGCCAGGTGGAAACGGTGATCGAGTACGCCGGGGGGAATGCCTCGGAACTGTGGGCGATTGCGGGAGGTGGCGTTTATGACGTGACCAGCCCCGGCGCAGTGGGTGCTGCAGCCGTGTCGGGCTTGTCCAATTCGCGCTGGCAATGCGCGAACTTCGCCAACGGCTCGGGCAGCAACTGGCTCATCATGGCCAACGGCGCCGATAACCCGTATTCCTATGACGGTTCAACCTGGGGCAACCCTGCCATTACCGGCCCGACCGCATCGAACCTGAATAACCCGATTGTGTTCAAGAACCGGCTCTGGTTCATCGAGCGCAACACCCTCAAGGCGCACTACCTGCCGACGCTGGCCATTGCCGGCGCGGCCAGCCCTGTGGACATGTCGGGCGTGGCCCAGTTGGGCGGCTATCTGGTGGCGCACGCAACCTGGACGATTGATGCCGGCACGGGGGTGGATGACTACTACGTGGCGGTGACGTCCAAGGGCGAAGTGATCGTTTATCAGGGCACCGACCCGGCTTCAGCCGACACCTGGGCCTTGAAAGGCGTCTGGAGAATCGGCGCCCCGGTGGGATCGCGTTGCTTGACCAAGCTGGGCGGGGATTTGCTCATCATCTGCCAGGACGGCGTGTTGCCCCTGTCGGCGGCATTGCAATCCTCGCGGGTCAATCCGCGGGTGGCGCTGACGGACAAGATCCAGTCCGCGATTTCGCAAGCCGTGACCAGTTACGGCGCCACCTTCGGCTGGGAGGCGTTCTATTTCCCCGGTGAGAACCAGCTCTGGATCAATGTCCCGGTGAGTGTCGGCTCCCAAGAACAGTACGTGATGAACACCATCACCCGTAACTGGGGGCAGTACCAGGGCTGGGCCGCCAATACCTTCTGCCTGTTTCAGGACCAGCCGTATTTCGGCGGAAATGGGGTGGTGTGCAAGGCGTGGGACACCAATTCCGATAATGGCGTGAACATCAATGGCGCCGGCCTGCAGGCCTTCCAGCATTTTGGTGCGCCCGGCAACGTCAAGCGCTTCACCATGATTCGCCCGATCCTGAGAACCACCGGCACGCCGTCCCTGGGCGGGTCGATGAACATTGATTTTGACACTACCAGCAACACCTCCAGCCTGTCGTTCTCCCCTGTGGCTGCGGCGACCTGGGATAGCGCAACGTGGGACAGCGGCATCTGGTCGGGCCTGCAGGTGCTGCAGAGCTGGCAGGGCGTGTCGGGTGTTGGGTATTACGCCGCCCCGCAACTGCGCGCTTCGGCCAATGGAATCGAAGTGCGCTGGGTGTCCACGGATGTGGTGTTTGAGCGGGGATCCATCCTGTGATCGTCACCGGGGAGGACGTCTGCCGCTGGGTGGCCGAACGAACCGGAGGCAGCTACTACCCGGGTTCCGGGTCGGGCATTGGTTGCATGAAGGACGGCCAATTGGTGGCCGGCGTCCTGTTCGACAACTGGACCGGCCGGGCGCTGCAGATGCATGTGGCAAGCGATGGCACGAGGCGCTGGATGACGCGGGAGTTCCTGCGCGCCGTGTTTGCATACCCCTTCGAGCAACTGAAGCTGAACAAGGTAATCGGCGTGGTGGATTCCACCAACGCTGACGCTCTGCGTTTCGACCATCACCTTGGCTTTGTGACCGAAGCCGTCATCAAGGACGCCGGCAAGCATGGTGACCTGCACATTCTGAGCATGACCCGGCAGCAATGCCGCTTTTTGAGGAACTGACCACATGGGCAAATCTTCGGCGCCGCCGACTCCCGACTATGCCGGCGCAGCGCAAGCGACCGCACAGGGCAATCTTGACGCCGCCCGTACCGCGACCAAGGCCAACCGGGTCAATTACAACACCCCCTATGGCTCGTTGAACTACAGCCAGAACCCGAACGATCAAGACCTGTGGACGGCAAACGTTTCGCTTGATCCAAGCCAGCAGCAATTGCTCAATCAGCAGAACAAGTCGGCAATTGGATTGGCTGGCTTGCAGGATCAGGCGGTGGGGCGCGTGGATCAAACCCTGTCCAACCCGTTTGACTACGGTTCTGTGCAGGACGTGCAGGATGCGGCTTACAAATCCTATACCGACCGGCTTGACCCGCAATGGGGCCAGCGCGAATCAGCATTGGAGACGAAGCTGGCCAACCAGGGCATTGCCCGCGGTTCCGAGGCCTATACCAATGCCATGCGCGACTTCAATAACGGTCGCAATGACGCCTACAGCCAGGCACAGGTCAGCGCGATCAACACCATGCCGCAGACCATGCAGTTGGCCTCTGCCCTGCGCAACCAGCCGCTGAACGAGTTGAACGCGCTGCGCACTGGTTCGCAAGTCACGAACCCGACCTTCTCCAATGTGCCGCAGCAGGCGACCACGGCAGGGGCGGACATGCTGGGCGCAACGACTGCCGGATACAACGCTCAGTTGGGCGCGACGAACGCCAGCAATGCGGCCAGCGGGAACTTCATGAATGGACTGATGGGCCTCGGCGGTTCGCTGGGTGGCGCGGCAATGGGCGCTGGTGGATGGGGCGGCTTGCTGTCCATGGCGGCATCGGATGCCCGCTTGAAGTCCAACATCAAACGCATTGGCAAGTACAAGCACCACAACGTCTACTCTTACATCAAGAGCGGCAGGCGGGAGGTGGGTGTGATGGCCCAAGAGGTCATGCAAACCAACCCCGGCGCTGTCCACATCCGGCCGGACGGCTACTTGATGGTGAATTACTCGGCGCTCTAACGGCGATGCATCTTGACAAGGCAATCCGCATAAGCAGGAGTGCCCTTTTCAAGCCCGAGATTGCGGCATGTGGTGCCGTAGCGCTCTTCCAAGACGCCGCTGTAGTCAGGAGGCGTAGTCGTACAGGCAGACACAAGCAGCACAAGCAACGGCAATACATAACGCATAGTTATCCTCTCCCTTGAGGCACAAGAATGGCGACTCAGACTGATTATTTTATGGCTCCCGGCGCCTTTGACGCGGATGCAGAGCAACTGCGCCGGCGCAAAGCCTTTGCCGATCTGCTGACCCAACAAGGGCAGCAGCCGCTGCAAGGCCAGATGGTATCAGGCCACTATGTTGCCCCATCGTGGACCCAGCAACTGGCCCGCGGACTGAATACCTATCTCGGCGCAAAAGAGAATAAAACGGTTGCTGACGAAATGCAAAAGCTGGGCGAGCAGCGGCGCGGCGAGAGTGTTGCGGAATCGCAGAAGCTGGCCGATGCCATGTTCGGCCGTCAGGCACAGACCATTCAGCCGGCCACGCCCAATGATGACGAAGGCAACGCCAACGCCCCGGTTCAGGTGCCAGCGCAGCAGCGCGACCTGGCAGAAGCCCTGCGCATCGCCCAAAACTCGCGTAACCCTGGCTTGCAGCACATCGGCGCCGCGATACCCGGCATGATCCAGCAGGAGCGCACCCTAGCGGACAACCGGGCTGCGCGTGCCGCGGAACTCAAGCTGCGCACGGAAGAAAACGCCCGCCTGCAGCAGGAGCGCATCCAAGCGCAGCAGGAGGCGGCAAGGGAGCGCCAGCAGTTCGCCGCGCAGCAAGCCGCCGCACAGCGCGAGCAGCAAGCACAGATGGCCCGCCTGCAAGCGTCGTTGCGCCCCGAACCCATGATGACCGTCCTCGGCCCGCAGGGCGAGCCCGTGTCCCTGCCCCGCTCGCAAGCGGCCGGCATGACGCCATATAACCCGACCGCAGCCAAACAGATTCAGGCAGAGGCCAAGCAAAAGACAGCCAAGGGCGAAGTCAATGAGATTGTGTCGCAACTGGCGCAGTCCTACGACACCCTCAAGAAAGAGGGCGGCGTGACTTCCACGGGGGGCGGCATGCTGACCAACCTCGGTGCCCGTCTGGGCAATACCAGCGTGGGCCAAGTCATCGGAAGCGTAGCCGGCACCAAGAGCCAGCAAGCGCGCGACACTATTGCGCAGACCCGGCCGCTGCTGCTGAACGCCATCAAGAACGCCACCGGCATGAGCGCGCAGCAGATGAACAGCAACGCCGAGATGCAGCTATACCTGAAAGCAGCGACCGATCCGGCGCTGGGCTATGAAGCCAACCTGAACGCCCTGCGCAACCTCGACAAGCTGTATGGCCTGGGACTGGTCGGCGCAGAAGCGGCACCGGCACAGGTGGCAGCAAGCGGTATGCCTTCGCAGTCCGCCATTGACGCTGAAATCGCCCGCCGCAGGGGAGGCAAGTAATGGATCTGTCCAAGCTGTCGGACGCCGATCTGCTGGCTGTGAAAGCCGGCGACCTATCCAAGGTCTCGGAGGCTGGTTTGCTGGCGTTGAAAGGTGCGCCCGAGCCGTCATTGATGGATGGGGTCAAGCAAGTTGGAAAGGATATGGCTGCGGGCGCAGTGCGTGGAGCGGGGTCGATTGGCGCCACGATCCTGGCCCCGGTGGACGCTGCCGCCCGTGCCATGGGCGTACAGAACAGCTTCATCGGCCGCACGGATCGCCGTGAAGCGATGGATGCCGGCTTGCGCTCGCTGGGCGCCGATACCGATTCGCTGGCCTACCAGGGCGGCAAGCTGGGCGCGGAAATCGCTGGCACCGCGGGTGTAGGCGGGGCGCTGGCCAAGGGCGTGGCGACGATTCCTGCGGTGGCAAGCAAAGCCCCGCTGCTGGCTGAAGCCTTGCGCACGTCCGGAATGAATCTCGGCGGCACGACCGGCAGCAAGCTGGCCGACATGGGCCTGCGAATGGCCGCGGGTGGCGCCACGGGGGCCGCTTCGGCCGGCCTCATCAACCCCCAAGATGCCGCCGCGGGCGGGGCCATTGGTGCGGCCTTGCCTCCTGCCATGGCCGCGGGCGCCAAACTGGGCGAAGCGGTGGGCAGCAAAGTGGCATCCCGGTATGCCGATGCCTTGGCCAAGTACAACCGCAATGCGCCGCTGAACCAGACCGTGAAAGAGTCGATTGACGCCGGGTATGTGATCCCGCCCAACATGGTCAACCCTTCCTTCAAGAACCAGGTGATCGAGTCGATTTCCGGAAAGCAGGCAACGGAACAACTTGCGTCGACCCGCAACAGCGACACCACCGCAAAACTGGTGCGTGAGTCGCTGAAGATGGCAGACGATGCGCCCCTGTCGCGCAGCGCCCTGGAGTCCATCCGCAAGGCCGAAGGCGGCACCTATGCCAAGGTAGCCGGGCTGTCGCAGCAAGCGGCAGATGACCTCGAAGCACTCAAAATCGCCCGCAACGATGCGCAAGGATGGTTCAAGGCCTACAACCGTTCGGCCAGCCCCGACGACCTGGCCAAAGCCAAGGCCGCGCGCACGCTTGCTGAGACGCTGGAACAAAGCCTGGAGCAGCACGCCAAGGCTGCGGGACAAGATGAATTGATCCCGGCGCTGAAAGAAGCGCGCAAGCAGATCGCCAAGACCTACACGGTGGAACGTGCGCTTCATGAAGGCAGCGGTACCATCGACGCGCGGGTGCTGGGCCGGATGTACGACAAGGGCTCACCCCTGTCCGACGGCCTGGATACGGTGGGCAAGTTTGCCAGCGCTTTTCCGAAGGTGGCGAAGACGGCCGAATCGGTGGGAAGCCCCGCGGCACACAACCTCAAATCGCTGGCCTCGGTCCTGATGGGCGGTGGTGGTATGGCGGCCGGTGGCCCGGTGGGCGCGGTGGCAGGTGCGGCCTATCCCTTCCTGGCCCCGCCTGTGGCGCGTTCCATCATGTTCAGGAAAGGCGCGCAGGAAGCCTTGGTGCAAGGGGCGCCGCAGATGGGCAATGCCGCCAAGCTGGCCGAACTGCTGCAAAACCCGGAAATGCAATTGCTGCTGGCGCGTTCGGCGCCGGCTATTGTGGCCGACCGATAGCCTTGAACAGGCCGTAGAGGAAGGAAGCCAGGACCAAGACCGCGAACTTGATCAGCTTGTAAGTCAAATAACTCATTCGGTGATTCTGAACCCCGCTTAGCAGCGATGCAAGCGGGGTTTGTCATAAATGTGAAGCGAGTTTGCGCTGCTTCTCCCTTATGGCGTGGCATGCGCGGCATGAGCGGCCGCGCTTGTGGATGTAGGTGTTCTCGGCGTCGAACGGATGTCCATGTTTGCAGTGAGTTTTGCTTTTATTGCGCTGGCCATTGGCGGCGCCTCCCAGTGCAAGGCCGTCCTTATAGACCCTCCGCTTGGAATCAATGACTTCTGCAAACGGCAATCCCTTGCGAGCGCGGTCAACGATGGTGTCGGTCTTCAGGCCGTACTTCTCGGCCAGCTCGCAGGCGAGGTAATCGACGCCTTCGATGATTACTCGGCGGCTAACGCGCTGGTTCCTCTGCTGGGTTTGACGGTCTGCCCATCGGCAGTTCGACGGCTCGTAGTTCCCGTTGCAGTCAATGCGGTCAAGGCTGT